ACAGACGCTCGTCGATGATGGCGTCGTAAATGGCCTGGGTGGCTTTCGTCATTCGCTGAACCGAGTTGGTGGGGAACTCGACGACCGGGTAGCCCTCGTCAGCGAGTTGGGCCAAGAGCATTTCGACGCGCCACGCGTCTGCGGCTAGTTCAGCCACCGTGTACTTCTCGAAGGCTCCGACGATCGTGTCGTAGACCTCGTTGATGGGGGTGCGCCACGCCATGGACGACATGTCATCGGGCTTTTCCCACAGGCCGACGATCTCGACGTGTCGTGGTTCTTCGACCGAGCAGGCCACCAAACAGGAGGCGTCGTTTTGCCACGCTCCATCGAAGCCCAGGACTACTCGTTCTCCGGGCTCTAGGCGGCGGTCAGAGGCAAGGTTCTCAAACACTCCGGCAGGGAGCCATGAGTTCTCAGCCTTCGTCCACCCGTTGAGTCGGTATCGAATGAACGGCGCCTCCATCGTTCGACGGTGTGCGGACTCGAACTCCTCGACGTTCATGAATGACTCGTAGGCCGGGTTGAACCTGGCCCACGTCTCAGGACTGTGGGGGTCGTAGTCCTCGTTGTCGTCCGGACCCCACCAAGTCATTCCGAAGGACGGGTCCTCGATCTCACCGGACGAGACCTGACGGCCGTACCGATAGAGCCGACCGAGTGGTGACTCCAGATCGAACCCCGCTGTCGAGATGACGAGCGTGAGTGGTTGGGATCGGGTGGCCGACCCGAGAGTAAGGGCGTCGAAAAGTTCATTGTTCTTGTGAACGTGAAACTCGTCGATTACGCAAAAGGAAGGGTTAAGACCATGTTGAAGACCAGCGTCGGCACTAACTACTCGAAAGGTGCCCCCATTGCGGTGGCACTTGACCTCGTTGCGGTAGACGGTGCAGACCGAGGACAACTCCTCGCTGGTCTGGATGAGGCGCCGCACCTCGTCGAACACAAGCCGGGCTTGGTTACGGTCCCCGGCTGCTGCGATAGCGACGGGCGCCTTATCGGCGTCGTCTGCGATCAGGTGGAAAACACCGAGGGCGGCAGCCAGAAGGGTCTTGCCGTTCTTGCGGGGCAGTCCCAGCAGGTAGGTGCGGTGAACTCGGCGGCCTTCATCGTCGGTCTTGTAAATGTCATTGATTACGTCGGCCTGGAAAGGCAGCACCTCGAACGGGAGATTGAGGAACGATCCCGAAAGGCTTAGGAACTGCTCCAAAAAGGAAATGACCTTGGCCCCTTGGGTCTTCATAGTCACCTCACAGGACAGGCCCCGCCACAGTCGGTCATGGCTTGGCCGACCGTTGATCCGTTCATTGACTCGTAGGTGGCCTTGTCGATCCGCTCGTAGGGGGACTGAGGCCGTGAGCCGTCGACCATCACTGTCGTGCCCTTCAACTCGGGCAGGAATCGGCGAAGGGCGTCTCCGAGCTCTTCTCGGGAAGTCGATGGTGGGACGTTGACCGTGAAGGAAACCGCATTGTCGGCGTAGTGCTTCTGGACGTAAGCCTGAGTGGCCAACATCGTCCACGGGTCGATCTCGTCGGCCTGCTGGACAAACTCCTCTGGGTAGTCGTCGAGGATCCGATCACGGGTCGGGATCGAGACCACCGAGGTGTTGGCGGTGTACTGGCAGGGCTCGATATGACGGCCAGCGGCGACATGGTCAGCCAGCAAGGGGTCGTTGTCTGCGTAGCGGATCCTGCGGATGAAGTGGCGCGAATAGATCGGATGGATCCCAGCGGTGTGGCCTGACAGTTGTGAGGTCGTGCCTGTCGGCTGGATCGAGGTGGTCTTGATCGGAGCAGGGATGTCCAGTTCCTCGGCGTAGTCCTGAGCGGCGGTTCGAGCCGCATCGGCGATCACTTCGAGCCTCACGCCAAGGGTGACTGAGTGGTGGATGTCGCTGTAGCGGCACTTCTCGGCAGCGGCCCACTCCTGAAATCCGTAGAGGCCGACACCGATGCGTCGGTTCTCGTCAACGATGGCCTGCTGCCGTGGGTCCTCGATAGGTGCCACAGTCGATCGCAGTAGGAACCTGGCCATCAGGGCGGCGCACTCGGTAGCGACCAGAAGGTCAGAGCCGATGACCGCCATGTTGAGTGAACCGATCAGGCAGGGCTCGAAGGGCTCTAAGGCGATTTCTCCACATGGGTTTGTTGAGCGAACGTCGCCCCGCTCACCGACACTGGCGGCTGACGAGTTGAAGAACCCGGGTTCACCGTTGGTGAGCATCCCGTCGACCACGGCGTCGAACACGGCAGTGGCGTGAGCGTCGCCTTCGGCGAGAGCCTCGAAGAACTGGTCGTCGATCTCGACGGAGATGTTTGTCGACCAATGAGCCGACGGGTCCGTCTTACAAGCGATGAAGTCGAACACGCTGTCGGACGGGTTGTTCTGCGACCAGTGGACGCAACTGAGCCTGGCCGAGCGCCGGACATTTCCTGCCACCACACACTCGGCGATGGCGTGGTCGACCTCCATGGCGTCAAGCGATGTGAGGTGGCTACCGACGCACTGGTTGAGAATCTCGGCGACGTTGGTGAGCATCCGAGCCAGAGGCGCTGGACCGCTGGCTGTTCCACCGAACCCGGCGATGACCGAACCTCGGGGGCGAACGTCAGACACGTCGAAGGCGATCTCACCACCACCGGTCTCGGCGGTGTCGAAGATCAACCTGAGGGCCTCGACCCAACCTTCTCGGGAGTCAGGCACCCTGAAGACCACCGCTCCCGCCGAAGGGGATGACAGGAGCGGGGCAACCTCCTCCAAGTCGTGATGGCTGGCGGCAGCCACGACTCGCACATCGACCGGGCCCGCCGGAGCCGGGAGTGCGATGAGGTAGGAGGTTGAGTAATTCGCTCCAACTCCTCCGCCTTTCATGAGTTCGGAGAAGGTGAAGCAGAAGTGGTCGGCGAGGTGCGGACCCCATCCGGCTCGATGGCAGTTGTACAGCCACGGTGAGCCGGGGACGCCAGACACCCATAGGTGCCTGCCGCCCGGGAGCATGGCGAACGTGGTGAAGAGGTCAGTGAGCCGCTCGGCCTCGTGGGGGAGGAGGTGTTCCTCGTCTACGAGGGCGACGTTCCCGGCTACGACCCGAGCGACAGTGTCGGCCCAGGTCTCCGATGTCCCGTCTGGTTTCCTCCTGGCGTAGGTCCTAGCGAACACGTCACGGCCAAGGGGTCCCCAGTTAGTCATCGTTGCCCTCCTCAGGCATCACCGCCCTCGCTGAGGAAGGCGTCAAGTCGTGATTGATGCTCAACGGCAGTGATGCCAAGCCTGAGACGTGCCTCGGGGTTGAGCCCCAGGCGGTCCTCCAGGCTGGAGAGTCGGGCCTCCAAGTCGCCGACCATGCGGGCGGCAGGGTGTACGACGGTCTGGCCAGTCGATCCGGTAGTCAGCCAGCCTTCGGCCTCTACGAGGTCGAGTAGGTGGCGGCGGCGCTCATGGAGAGAGCAGTACCGCTCGATGACGTAGGAATCGGACGGCTGATAGACGCCGTGTCCTGCCCTCCACACTTCGGTCCACAGGATTGATCCGACTGGGCCTAGAACGGACGGTGGGTCCGGCAAGACCATCGGAGCATGGGACCGACGAATGGTCGGCAGGGTGGAGGACTTAGACCTTCGGTCCTTGGCGGGCACTGGTCGAGTCATGGTTTGCCCCCTTCGGGAGGCGATGGTCGAGTTGTCCGAGCGCTAGCAACGCCTGGCGTGGGACCACCGAGTTGCCGATGAGACGGAACCGGTCGTCCCTGTCGCCGATGACATCGGTGACCCACCCAGTGGGCAGGACCATCCATTCGGCGAACCGGGCATTGAGTCGGCCATCAAGGAGAGGCGGCGGGGCGGGATGCCCAGTCACCTTCTCCCAGGCGGCCACTACGGGCTCAAACTTGTCGAAGTCGTAGGTGTGGCTTCTTCTAGGAGACGTAGAGCGATGGAGAGGGGAGGCGAGTACGGAGGCCAGCCCCGGTCGATGTTCCGTTGTTGACGAGCGTGCCAACTGTCCAGGGTCTCCTGGTCGTTGTAGTTGGCCGCACTGGGCGTTGGTAGCAACGGCAAAGACCCTCGACCGACGGTGAGGTGCTTGGGCGTCGCGTGCTTGGACCACACCCCACCGGAGATTGAACCCCAGTTGGGCAACCGCCCCGAAGAACTCACGGGCGGTGCGGCCAGAGTTGTTGGACAAGAGGCCAACGACATTCTCGAACACCACGACCTTGGGAAGAGTGGGTAGGGCAGCGAGCAACTCGACGATGTCGTCACACAGCCACCGTGGGTCTGCGGTGCCGAGTTGTTTGCCGATCGGTGCCACCGGTCCACAGGGGAACCCGGCGGTCACGATGTCGGCTTGGGCAGAGAGCGGGTCGATGGTGCGGATGTCGCCCAGATTGGCGACGTCGGGGAACCGATGAGCCAGCACCTCAGAGGCGGCCGGGTCATTGTCGGCGACGTAGGTCAGCGTGGCGTCGTAGTGAGTGGCCACCGCTAGGTCTAGGGCACCAACCCCTGAGCAAAGTGAGCCGAGGGTGACCATCCCTGTGCCCCCTCCTGGTTGGGTTCGGAACCGGCGGGTTCGGAACCGGGAAAAAACGGTAAGCACCG